GTTGGGGCAGGTACATCAGAAGGATCGTAATCCACATACATTCCCAAGGTGCCTGATGCAGTTGTGGGAGCGTGAGGAACCATCGTAAATTTTAGTTTCCTAAAACGATATTTCTCATACTTCTTAGCTACGCCAGACAACCATGGAAAAGTTGCACCATCAGCAGGATTAATTCTCTTCTGAGCCACGTTAAACTGTGTCTGTGAAGTCACTAGTTCAATAAGCTCCCTATGCTTGATGATAGTACCATTTGCAGAACTAGAAAATCGCGGATCCTAGTTGCTATTGCTATATCCCATGGAAGTAAACCCTTTGGAAACTGTTTGTTTTGCCTATTGGTTTTACCGCATGGTTTTATTTTGTTTTTAATTTGTTTTAGCCATTATTATAATGTGGGTTTGTTTATTAATTGTTTGTTTATTTAATCTTTTTCAAACCCCGATTAATAACTAGTCTATAGTTGAACCTTCATGAAGCTCACCGGTGCTAGGTAACCCGTACCTAACTTGCAAATCATTAAAATGATCCTCAAGTACCAGTTGCTCATACGGAGTGATTCCAAATGCTAACCAAAAACTATACCGGGTTCGGGGTAGTATCTCGGTACATTAATATTTTAATCCTTTTGATAGCATGTAAAATCCTGACTCCACCGTAGAAGCAACCTCCTAAACTGCTGCAGCACTGTGTTTCTAAGGAAAGGTTTAATAAAACTTGTTGTATACAGGTATGTCTCCAGCTAAGGCTAATCCACCTTTACCTACACATGAAGTCCATAGATCGAACACGTCTTCACGCGTAAGGTCACAACGACTGTGTATGTCTTTTGCTATAGCTGACTAAGGGTTCCTAACCATCTTGTACCCATTAGGGGTCCAAACTGGTTTAGTTTGACAAAAGCTAATCCTTTCAAATATGTCAACTACTCCCTCAGACTCCATTGTATACCCCATGTCTTAAAACCACTATACTAGGTTGGAAATTTTGGGCAAATCACGCCTCTCAATGATTAAAACACAATCATCACCATTGTTGGCCAATCTCCACTTACAACGCCCATGCATGTAAGAGTATATTAACCCAACCATGGTAAAACAGTTTCCACTGGAAGTGTTCATATCACCAGAGGCACGTGTACCACGAACCTAATACTTCACACGTATTCCCTCCTATGGAAATACCGCGCTACCATTATTAAGGAGCTAGCAATCGAGTAGTTGCCTGAGATGGTCCCTGCTATCAACAGGGACCATCCGAAGCCATTACTCGTGCTCGACTTTAAGGGAGGCGACGTGTTAATGTTAATCAAACCTGCTGGCATCCAAATCAATGGCAACAGGATCGTCAAATTACTCCCAATGGTGTCTCAAGACCTCTCCTTATTTAAGCGCGTTCATCCCTTTAAACACAACGGGGAATCCACAAACACGTTCAAGAATACGAAATAAAGCCTTTTCAAGATGTGCTATATGGCATCCCAATAACACATTGAACTCGGGAGCTCGAGGGCTTATATTTCTTGGTGCCTTGGAAAGCTTCTCCTCTAAGACCTTTTCTACCTTGACAAAATTGCTTAGACGGGACAATCTTTGCAAGTCAAGTGTTTGAGATTTTTCCATATGCTCCAGGTTTGCTACTGCACGACAATAATTCAATAACGCCTGCCGTTGGCTCTGTATCTCTCACAAAACACAGACCTAGAAACGGGGGGTGTTACGAAACTATAACGTTTAAGCTCATCTACATATGGTTAAAATTACTAACGGTAGAATTATTCAGTAGGAGGGGTTGTCTCCACTTACAACCCATTCCTATTGACGGTCAATACTCTTTAAAATACCGAGATAGCCAAATTAGTAGAATTGTGTTAATGGCAACTAACTCGAGTACTTATCCCATAACCCCTCAATTTATAAAGCCGTGGGGGTTATTTCCTGCGGCATTGTCGCCCTTTCACTGGGATGGACTCAACCCGCATCCAGCCACGCTAGCCAGTCCAAGACCTAGGATAGTCCAGACTGCTAGTCTCTGCCGGTTGAGAGGCAATCCCAGAAAATTGGGCGACTACAGGTCCTTAACAAGCTACCTCCTAGTAGCTTGTTTCCTGCATTTCCGCTGCTACAATATTCGCACATATTCCTCATCAACAAAGAGTATTTCGTTGATACTCTTTTCCACAACGTGAAGTAAGTCAGACCTACGAATAGGAATCCGTAGTTCCTTAATTATGCGCCTAACAATATCACCAAGCACTAAGCTATCGGCAACACCATCAGAGTATGAACGCCTATTGTAGTTAGCATCGAAATGCGTAACTATCTAAGCGACAGCAGCGTACCTACCAGAGTATCGTGGAGCACTCTGTTCTTCCTAAATCCACTATGAGTCTAGGTCGGCAGTTGCACGTGTAATGTAATTGTGATCAATAGCGGCTTCCCAACCGGACTAAACAAACTACGTTACACCCACAACGGCTTCCTTTGTCACCCGAGAAATCCATCCGACTCCAAATTTGTTAATGGTTTTCACGGAAGTAGCAAC